ATCATTATCTGGTGCGGGATATATACCCGCATCTTCTAAATCCTGGATAGCTTTATCTTCTATAAAACTATCAAGTGCTGATTGATGATTTTGCATAAAAGAGTCCATTATATATCGACCTCGAACTCTACGTTACAAATACCTCTATATGGTTCGTTACTTGATGCACGAGTTTTAGAAGTTACTTCTTTTACAAAAAACCTTTCACGCATTTCTTCGGGTAAAAAGTCATGTAACCAATCTGATAATTGATCTCGATTAAATGTTGTCATTTTTTTAACCTTTTTTTGTTAGTGATATATAAATTGGCATATTTAACAGCCAATTCTGTATCTTGGTTCGTTTCAGCCCATTTCATAGCCTTATATATAGTGTCTAGGGCTTTAAGTTCAAAACACTTAATTGGACTTTCTTCTTTATCCATTTCCCATTCATACTGCTCATAGGCTTTTTTGGTATATCTATAAGCAGTAGATTCTGGAATGTTAGATTTCATTAATGTAGTAACTACATCATTTCTATCTAAATCTTGACGAAATAAAGTTAGGGCTAGATTAATTGCTTCTTTTCTATCCATAGCTACCACAAATCAGATTTATCAAATCCTGGAATGTTATCTGTATAAGGATTTTCACGACTTATCTTTTCAAGTCGATTCATAGCGTGTTGTTGGTACGCATGATTATGACTAGCTAAATGATTTATAAGATAAACAATAGTTACCTGATGATTCTCAGGTAACTCATTTATTCTGCAATTCATAGCGATAGTATGAAATCTTTTCATTCATCTATCTCCCATAATTCACTTCTTGATTCATAAGCACCTGGGGTGAAATCTAATTCAATACAATAATCTCCTAAATTTAATAATTCTTTAGTAGAAAATGTATGAAGTGGGTAATCCCTTTCATCTTCTTCATTATCCCAGGCTAAAGATTCAATTAATTGCTCTCTTAATTCTTTAAAAGTTTTAAAAGTCAATTCTGGAGCGTCTTGACTATTGCCGTATCTAACAATAGTCATATTTTTTCTATATTTTTTCATTTTACTTAGTCCATTGAAAGTTGTAATTTTGTAAGAGAATATCCCTTACTCTTTCCCTGTCTAAACTATCGCCATCTCCCCAGGTATAACGATTTTCAATTTTTAGTTCCTTTTCTAATTTAATAGAGGCATCTAAAAGAGTTTTGTATTTTTGAAATGCCTTTAATACGTCATTGTATTCAACAAATTTATTGTGAATAACTGGATTGGCTAGTGGATATATACCACACTTGCCATAAAAGTCTAAACAGTAATTAATGAATTGACTTTGAGAATTTTCAGTAATTTTCATTTTGGTTAGTTGAAAAATCTAAGTTCCTTACTATATTACAGTAGTCTTTTCATAAATGCAATAAAAAATTCTCACTTTCATAAAATAAAATTCGCCTTTAATGTATATATATGATACTTTGAAATATCCATAATTTTTTAAAAATATGCAAAATTTCTTAAAAGTTAGTGATAGTAAGGAAATTACAATAAAATTAAGTACTGAGCAGTTATTTTTTATTGTAACTTGTTTATTAAAATTAATAAGACTAGATAAAAGTAATTTTAAATATAATTATAGAATTTATAAAATAATTGATAAAATTAGTTGCAAGTTGTTTATTAATGTGTAACACTTATATATATATGAGAGTTTACTTTATTCCCTCTCATCAATAAAAAAATGTCAACAACAACAGTTAACCAGGTTTCAAGTCCATATGCTATATATGAGAATGAAACAAAAATTGCAACTATTCCTTATGAAGTTTTAAGAGTAGCTAGTCAATTTGTATATAAAGACTATTCAAAACAACTTTTAATGGGTGTTCATTTAAAAGTTGAAAATAATGAAATTACTGTTGCCTCTACTGATGGCCACAGATTATTTTATTTTAAATTCCCTAATAATCAATTAGGATTTAAATTAAATAAAAGTATAACTATTCCTGGTGCGGTTTTTAAAAGTCAAATTAAACAGGCAACTAAAGTTTTAATTACTGATAATTTAATTACTTTCATGAATGAAGAAATTTTCTTATCAAGTATTCATTATCAACAAATAGAGGGAACTTATCCAAACATTGAACAGTTAATACCTGATTCATTTTCTAATAATTTTGATAAAGAATTTAGTTTTAATTGTGATTATATAGGACAATTTTGTAACCAGGTTAAAAAATTATCATCAAATAAAGCTATAACTTTTAATGGCAATAAATCAACAACACCTTTTATAATTACTGCAAGATGGGATATCAAAAACCCGTTTGAAACTTTAGAGGGATTTAATCCGATTCTAAATTATTTAATAATGCCAATAATGAAAAGAGATTAAAAACTTTTTTTATTAAATGGTTTACATATCTTCTTTATTGTATTACAATACATATTATAAAGAAGATTTTTTTATTGCTTCTTATTAACTAAACTAATTCTAAAAATTATTATGGAACTATTAAAAGAAGTTAAAAACCAGGCTATTGATTATTTAAAAGATAATCAAGATATTGAAACTTATGGTTGTGATCTACACAATGAAATTTTCAATACTGATTATTTTTGTGTGTATACTTCAGATGCTAAAAAGTATTTAGAAAATTATGGTGTATTTGAGGCTATCGAAGAAGTAACAGAATATGAAAATTTTAATTTTGGAGAAATTACAACAGAAATTTCTGATCCTGTTAAATTGATTAATATGTTAGTTTACATAAAAGGGGAAGAATTATTGAGTAACTCTACTACATTAAATAATGAATATTGGAATGACTATATCCCAAGTGAAGAATACAAAAATATTATTGAAGAAATAGAAAATAGTTAAAAATATTAATTGTAAATAATTGTTACAACTATATCTATTGTAGTACAATAGTAAATTTTTAGTGACTATAATTAATAGTAAGGAAGAAAAAATTTTTTACAACTTCCTACCAAAAAAAATGAAAGTATTAACTGTTTACTTATTGTCTTTAGTTTTCTTTACTGGTGTTGGTTCACATATCGCAACCAACATAAAAGAAAATTTACAAGATAGAACTAATAAAATAGATTCTGTTCTATCTTCTTATTCTGTTTATTTACAAAATAAATAAGATGATAAAATTTATTTCTTTTTTTATTCCACAAATTAATTTTGTTGTTGATAACTTCAATAATTTTTATGATAGTCTCCAGGAAGAAACTGAAGAATTTATCGAAGAATTAGGAAGTTATTATTTAGAGGGGATTCTAAATTATACTTATGACGGTTGTTTAGATGAATCTATTTGTGAACAATTTTTAAATGAATTTGATTTAGATGTTGATGACTACATAAAAGATACAGGCAATTCTGATCTATCAGTTATTAACATAATTGATTATGTAGGATTTTAAAAAACAAAATCAAAATAAAATTAACTCTATCTTATTTTAGATAGGGTTTTTTTTTGTGTAAAAAATTATTATTAGAAATTAGTTTTTATTGTTTGGGTTTTTTCTTTTCTTTCTATTGTTATTGTAAAAGATGTTTTTCTAATTGTAATTGTGGCAAGTGCTATTGGAGATATTGCCCAGGGAGAAAAATAATAAAATGATGTAAGAAAAATTATCAACAAAAAAAATAATGCTATTGAGTTTTTCTTTTCTCCATCTCCTACCCGATGCGATGGGGTGGGGGGGTGATGTTGCAAAATGCGACAGGCAACAGCAGAGAGCCCTGAACCTTC